CGGGGCTACTGCGGATGTTCCGCGACCTTGCGGTCTGACTGCAAGGGGCCTACTAATTATAGGAGACCTGTCATGCAGTATGACACGATTCAAAACCGTGTCTCTGGAGTGCTGCCGGAGTACAACCTGTACTGCGGCTTGAACGACACATGGGCTGGCGCTGCGGAGGTCCGAAAGGACCCTCCGGAGACCGTCTCCCGTGTGTACACTCCCACTGTCACGTACAGTTCGAGGACACCTCCTGGGCCCTCTGGGTCTAGTTGGCCACCTCGGCCGCCGGAGATCAGGATAACGGATTACAGTGCGCGAACGCTCACCATAACCAATTTCCTGGTCCATCGGCCTCGTGGTTCAGCGATGTGGGATGCCCCGCATCGGACCGCGAACGGACAGTGCTGCGTAGCACCGACGTATCGCGAGGCCCGAACGACCTGGGACGAAGTGTGGTCAGTCGACCACCCCCAGGCCTTTACGGCTACCGCCTACCAAGGTGACTTTGAAGATCTTCCCTCGAAGATCGACAGGTTGAAGAATGCAGCCCTCGCCAGTGCCTACGCTCGAGCGAACTCGAGTCAGGACATCGGTACGGAGATCGCAGAGGCCGGGCAAACGCTCGACTTACTGAGGTCCACGTTCGAAAATGGCAGAGAGATTCTCACGAACTATCGGGACATCAACCCCGATCTAGTGAGACGTCTAGCCCAACAGCCCTTCACTTCCTGGCGTAATGCCGGGAAACATGTGAGGAAGCTTGCGGACGCTTGGCTGCAGTTGCAATTCGGCTGGATGCCGATGGTCAACGCTGTGCAAGATGCGGCGGAAGAAATCCGACGAAAGGGTGCTACGTTTCGCTCAGAACGAGCGTTTCGTAGGTTGACCCTCAAGGAGGATGATCCGCCTGATGCGGGCTCGGTGCCCGTTATCTGGCACACTATCGATGGCCTCATCAAGGTTTCTGCCATGGTGAGGACACACTATCGATCTCCTATGTTTAGTTTGTACGACCGAGTCTCGATCAATCCATTCTTGACCGCGTGGGAGAAAATTCCCTACTCGTTCTTGGTGGACTACGTCATCGGGGTGGGCGACTTCATTGTCAACCACACTTCTGACGCCCTGTTTAGCGACAGGAAGGCTTGCGTCTCGGTCAAAACGAAGACCCGACAGACGGTTTACCTTGTGGATAAGACTTCGGACACAAGTTCGAGGACCTTCCCTGTAGGCCCCTGTTTACCTTCTCCTGTAACTTTCGATTACGAACTTAAAAGGGACATTAATAGCCCGTTACAAGTTCGTGAGAGTGAGAACTACGTGAGGAGGAGAGTCTTCAAACCACCTGCGCTGCCTGCTTATGATCCGTACCTTAATTGGAAACGGATGCTGAACATAGCAGCGCTTGCAACCAAACCTGGGCTTCGTCTTTTAAAGAAACTGCTTCAATAGCAGTGACGAGCCCCCAAGAAAGGAGCATAATGTGGCACTTGCTCTCCACTCTCAAAACGGTAGTACGGTTGATCTTCGTGATGTTAGCGAGGATGGCCTCCTGGTCCGGATCTCTCATGGAGAGTCGGAAAAGGTAGTCGGTGGTCAACGGACCACCCACCACAAGACCACCATCGTCATCAACGACGATACCGATATCACGCTCAATGGCGAAACCGTCGCTGAGCGTGTGGCTGTCCGGATCACCCTCGCGGGTAGTTCGGCAGCCGGCGCACGTATGCAGCAACTCCTCGCGGATGTTGTTGCTTCCTCCTCGACTTGGTTGACGGAAGGTGTGTTCAAGGGCTTCACGCCCTCGACATATCCGACCATCACCGCCGAGTCCTAGGTAGGACGTGCGATGCCAAAAGGGAAACAACGGATCGAAAGGTCCTTCGTTAAAAACCTCCTTGGTTGGGAACCCGGGAAACCGGAGTCTCTGCCTGAGAAGCTCGCTCTCGAGCGGTTCTTCAAGAAACTGGAGGTCCCGGACAGGAAGACTTCGATCTTGCGTCGACAAGCGGCCTGGCGGTCGTTCATCGAGCGAGACGAAGCTCTCTCTGTGCCTGGCAATGGAAGCCTCGTCGGGCCACTCTTACCTGGCGAGTTTTATGTAGCGCGGTCGCTCATCCACCAATGGATGGCCGACCTTCCTGAGCCGAGGGTCATCGTGACCAACGGCAGCGAGGTTGTACCGACGCGAGGGTTCAACTCACTCCAGCAGAAGCTGGAGAGGAGTGAATGGACCTGCACGGCGGACGCCTTCGACGCGTGGGCATGGCTTGCCTACTCGTGTGCCGCGCTTAAACGTGCGGCTAGGGAGCGTTACAGACAAACTGTTACATGCCCGCTCGATCGGCGTGACCGTCAACGGTTGCGCTGGCGCAAGTTTAAGGGTCGCAGGGATGCGCCCTTTCTATGCTTTCGCGCGATGCTAAGCCACATTACCCGGGTAGTACCCGGGTCCCGCTTCTCGTCTGTTCGAAAGACGAATAAGAAGGATCGTGGCATCGCACTCGAGCCCCTCTGTAACATGTTGCTACAAAGGAGCGTGGGGGACCAGATTCGCAGAGCCCTGAGAGGGGCGACAGGAATTTGGTTGGACTCCTTAGCTGATATCCATCGGCTCAGGATTCAGGACGACGGTCTCGCGACTATCGACCTCTCATCTGCATCAGATAGAATCCACCTTCATTTGGTAAGATTCTTGCTGCCCAAGCGGCTTTTTGAGCGTTTGCTCATTTGCCGGTCTCCCGTCATCATGGGCCCTTCAGGCCTGCATTGCCTTAACGGCTTTGCGACGATGGGTAATGGCAGCTGTTTTGATGTAATGAGCTTAATCCTCACGGCACTTGCGCGGGTTGTAGACCCGCACGCAACCTGCTTCGGCGATGACATAATTGTCGCCAACGCAGCCGCTCGGCGCCTTTGTGAGCTCCTCGAGCAAGCGGGACTCAAAGTCAACGAGGAGAAATCCTTTATTGACTCGGAGTTCCGCGAGTCTTGTGGAGCTTACTGGCTGGATGGATACGGTTACATCACCTCCTTTGAGTGTGAGCAGCCGGAGACTATCCACGACTGCATTGTGGTGCACAACAAAGTGCTTTTATTAGCACGAGTGTACCCAGTGTTTCGGCCTCTGTGGCAGAAGTTGCACAGGTGCGTCCCGAAGGACCACCGAGGTCCGATTCCGCCCGACCTTGCTTCGGCGGACGGGGCTTCAGCAACACGGTACCCCCAAGTTGACTTATCCACCCACTTCTGGACTGACAGGGACTGCTGGAAACAGCCGCCCCTGCCAGGAGTGGAGGTCAACGATCCACGCGTGAAAGAGGCGCTCTCGCGGCTACACATCGACATGGGCGAAGTTCGCTTTTTCCATGGTTTTGTGTTCAGGCCGCGTAGAGCGTCTCCGAAGCGCCTGGTGGTTAGTCCTCGTCGCCATTTCGGCAAACTCGCGATGTATCTACATGCGTCGAGAGTTGAGGACGACACCATTAAGGGGTCCGGGACCTGGCGGTCAGTGTTGTTTGCACAGGTAGGCCATCGCTCGATCAGAGCTAAGGCCTTGGTGCACACCGACCGGCGCGGATAACCGCCACACTGACCAAGACTCCTCGACCCGCTGTGAAGCGGTTGGAGTCGGGGCGCGCAAGCGTCCTCCGCAAGGGAAACGACTCA